CCCCCCCCCCCCCCGTCTACTGATATGAAGAAGAAGAAGGAGATCAAGGTCCAATTAGACCCTGATCTTAAGACCTTCACTGGTGCTAAGAGCACCCAGGATTCAAAGGAAGCGCTGTGGAGACTTATGAAGCAAGGCCGAGTTTATACTCGTGCTGATTACTTTAAAGTTGTCAATCAAGGTCCATCTAGCATTGTGCTGGAGTCGGACAAGAAGGAAGGAATTGCACTCGACCAATTAGTCGATGCGACCTCCAACCTCAACTTGAAGATAAAGAGGAAGGTCCCAAGAGTCCCCAAGAAGGACACTGGAACCAAGCCTATGAGGGTGTTACCTGGTAAACAGATTTTTCGTGGTTCTATACCACCAACCTATGTGATGCCCCAGTCATTGAAGCCACAAAGGAAGGCTCTCTTAGGAGAGTATGAAAGATTTGGATACAGAGATGAGCAGAAAGTGGAATACAAGAAAGCTCTGTATAGGATTAAGGAGGAAAGATACGAGAAGCCAACTCGCGCTCAACGTGAGTCTCTCAAGAGAGATTCCAGAGAAATCAAAAGGCAACTTTTTGATCGTTTGACCGGTATTACAGCACAAGCTGGTATTGGCTTGAACCACGGTCTTAGTGATACTACTCTCACTCAGATCAAGGACATCGCTTCCAATATGAATGTCAGTCTTAGTCTCAATGACTCTGTAATTGACACGATCAAGGAGATGACAAATGGTCTTAAGTCCATGTTCCAGTCTTCAAATATGACAGTCAGTGGTGCTGCTAGTGTTTTACATGACACGATGTCGCACCTCGCCAGTGTGACCAATAGTGGTTTGCAAACAGTGGATTCCGCTTTAAACGGGATCACTACAATACTATGGGTAGTACCTCTTTTGGCTGCTACTTACTATGCTTGCACACATTTGAGGGAATTCATGAGTACTTCTGCCTTTGCAGCTGTCACATTGGCCATGTCCACCATATTACCCACAGGTTTGTGGGATAATATTAAGGATTATTGGCCAACTTGCACACGTGATGTAGAATCGGAAGACAGTGATACAACTGACTATCGGTCAGTGGAAGAGGAGTTTGAAAGTCAATCTGGTGTCTTTGAGGCTAAAAGTCTCGCGCACCTTATTGCTGCTACTCTAACCTATATGAGTATCGGTAAGAAAGACACACTTGGTATCATGAAAGGTCTTGTTGACAAGATGCCAAACTATTCACGTAGTGTGGATTCATGGGAAAAGTTATCCACTTACATCCTACAAGCTTTGGAAATTTTCATCAACTATGTGCGCAAGCAATTTGGTGCTGATAATATCAGTCTTTTGAAGACTGGTATACAAGCAGTGGATTCTTGGTGTACACGGGTCATGACTGTTCTCAATGAGAGTCAGACTGGTGGAGATATTATGAATCCTGACTCAGTACACTTGTTGTGTGCATTACGGGATGAGGGTTCAAGTTTGACCAACATGTATCGTTTTGCTAAAGACGTGTCACCTATTTTACATAGGTACTTGGGTATGCTTGATGAACTCTGTAGAGTATGTTCAGCTGCCATGCATTCCTTTAAGGGTGGTCGTCCACAGCCTGTGGTCATGGCCCTCACCGGTGAACCGGGTGTTGGGAAGACATTTCTGTGTAAGATGATTACATCTCTTGTTCTAAAAGGTATTATCACTGCAGAGCATGCTCAGAGACTTAATTACAACTTTGACTCAGAGGTGTTTATGAAGGGTACTACTGAGTATTGGAATGGATATTCTGGTCAGATGGCCGTGGTAGTTGATGATTGGGGACAAACAGTCCCAGTCCCAGGTGGTGAGAATGACTTTATTGATCTCATCCGAATGGCTAACTGTTGGTCTTATCCACTCAACTTTGCTGATGTGGATAACAAGGGAAAGAATTTCTTTAAGTCCTCCTTTCTGCTGTTGACCACAAACGCTAAGAATATCGACTACTGTCAGAGAGTCATACTTGAACCAGAGGCGGTGTCACGCCGCATTGATCATGGGTACGAGATCACTGTTTCCCCTGAATACGTTCTAAATGGCAAACTCAACTTTCAGAAGGTTATAGAGGAGATGGAGGAAACTAAGAAGTTTCCCTATCATGCTTGGAAACTGTACAAGTATAGGTTTGCCGTCGGTTCGGAAGCAGGTAGAATTGAGAATGTACCAATTGCCTTAGATGAGGCCATTGAGGCCGCTTCTGGGGCGATCCGAAGGAACAGGGGAATGTTCGAAAACAACTCTGAGATGGTATCCACAATGCTTAAGCAGCACTATGGTGTATCAGCACAGGGTGGCACTTTTGAGCAATTTCTTGAGATAGGTAAGAAGGTTTATTCGAACCTTACTATCCCTACTTTGCGCTTCCAGTTAGACGCACTCAGACAAGTTGGAAAATCCGTCAAAGAACATTTCAGTTCTTTAATGGAGGAGCTTTCAACCAATGGTACTCAGACTGTCATAACTTTGATAGTCGGTATCACGTCCACGGTGCTTATTTTTGGTGCGTTGAAGATGGCGATTCAAACAATATTTTCTTGGTTCAAGAAGAGTACTAAGACCTTTAGCAAGGTCAAGAATGCCCTCAGGAAGAAGGTGATGATACCTGATCCTATTTTAGCTCAAGCCATAGAGTCTCTCCGGAAGGAAGACTTTCAGACGGCAGAGTTACAGGGAGATGGTACTTATGACTTGTGTCTCAGATTCACTCCAGAGGTGTTGAAGAAAGCTTATGAAAGGCTGACTTCCACTACTTTGCAATCCAACGAACCTCAGAATTACAAGCTCAAGTATACCCATGTAAAGGGTTCTAGAGTGATAGAGTCTGATGTTGAGATGCAAGGTGATTTGTACGGTAACTCCATGAGTGACACTTGTGCTAGGAACTTGTTTTCCTTGCGCATAGTTACTGATCTGGGAACACAAAAACTCGGGCACGTTATGATGGTGCGCGGTGGTTTGGGGATCTTCCCAGAGCACTTCATAGACATTATCGAGCGTGGTTTGAACGAAGATTTCTCTTCCAAGGACAGCATAGTCGTTCAGAACCTCAAAGACCACACATATGTCATCAAATACAAGATTGAGGATTTTCTCAATTTCAAAAGGGTGGCCTGTGAAGGTAGAGATTGCGTGATGATTAAGTTCGAATCCATGCGAGCCTCCCGAGATGTGACGAGTTTCTTTGTTACAGAGAAGGACTTGACGCACCTTCATGATATTAGGTTGCGTCTTGATTCTTTGGAAGGAAAGGAGGAATTGATACATCGGTCACGGTTCCTTAAGGCACGCCGCTCACATAAGTTAGAGTACGCAGGCGTACATGGTTCAAGGAAGATTTTCGAGAATTATGAGTACGAGGGTTTCACGAGCTATGGTGATTGCGGTAGTCTAGCCACGTTGCAGGATTATCCCTCCCTTGGTTGTAGACGCATTCTCGGTATTCACGTCGCGGGTAGTGCTAAGTCTGGTATCGGTTTCACCAGTATTATACATGCTGGTCATATCGACGAAATGTTGAAACATTTTGATGAGCCACAGGAAATTTTCCCGCAGGCTGAGAGTTATCTCACACTTGCAGAACCAGTTTCGGTTGGTTCATTTACGGGTCTGAACTATGCAGATAAGACCTATAATATGAACCCTTCCTCTAGTCTCATTAAAACGCCCATGTATGGGTTGTGGGGAGACTTGAAGAAGAAACCAGCACCATTGGCCCCCTTTCTCAGTAAAGAGACGGGAGAGATCATTAAGCCTATGGTTAAAGCAGTCGAAGGGTATGCATCTCCGGTTTTACATTTTGAGAAGGAGAAAGTTGCCAAGGCTGCTTACCATGCTTTTGCTCCACTGAGGAGCCTGACGAAAGAACATAGTAGGCGCATTGTCTCGTTCGAAGAGGCGGTTGCTGGAGTACCTGATACTAACATTAATGGTATCCCCCGTGGTACTTCACCCGGTTACCCCTACGTCCTGGACGGTGTCACCTCCAAGAAACCTTTCTTTGGTGGTTCAGAAGAGTACACTTTTGATAATGAAAAGGCCCTTGCAGTAAGGGAGAGGGTGGATGCCATATTGGAGAATGCACGCTCCAACATCAGGCTACCACATGTCTACGTTGACTTCCTTAAAGATGAGCTGCGGCCTACGGCCAAAGCTCTTTCTGGACAATCTAGACTCATTTCTGCAGCACCTATGGACTATGTCATTGCATTCCGCATGATGTTTTTATCATTCACATCCGCTGTGCAGAACACCCGCATCAGGAATGGTGTAGGTGTAGGTATTAACCACTTTACGGAGTGGGACCTGCTCGCTAAGAGACTGCAAAGCAAGGGTAAGCGATGTGTAGCTGGAGATTTTAAGGGTTTTGATAAAGAGGAACAGCCAGCTATTCACTGGGCTATAGTCGATCAGATCAACGCTTGGTATGACGATGGACCTGAGAATGCCCGTATTAGGCGCGTTCTTTGGCTCGAAGTTGTACACTCCAGACACTTTGGAGGTCTGGATGGTAAGGCTGATCGGTTCTATCAGTGGAACAAGTCTCTCTCTAGTGGTCACCCGGCCACTTCAATCATCAACAGCTTCTATGGACTCATTCTGTTCAATCTTGTTTGGGCCGATATAGTCGGTCCCGTGATGGCTAGTGAGTTCTGGGAACATGTATATGTCTGTACCTATGGTGATGATAATGTTCTCAACATTGATGAGGATTTCACAGACGTCTTCAATCAGGACACAATTGCCAGTGGAATGAAGCGTTATGGTATGACCTACACCAATGAGAACAAGGACGGTGATGTTGCTCCGACGAGAGAATTGACAGATATCAGTTTTCTAAAGAGAGGCTTTAGGTTCGAGAAGCGATTGACTCGTTGGGTTGGTCCTTTGGATCTGGACTCTATACTGTACACAGCTTATTGGGCTCGGTCCAAGACAGGTATTAAGCAGAATGTTGCTGACAACCTGGAGTTTTCCTGGTCTGAACTGGCATTACACGAGAGTAGTGCCTGGGTGGAGCACGCTGATCAGTTGAGAGTGAAATTCTCTGAGGTCATGGGTGGAGAACCCAAACATTACTTCACGAGAAACAATTACCAGGACATTGCTATGTCTATGGTCCCCGCCTGGGAGAAATAAAGTATGTACCTATATACGGACGGCGCTACGTCAAACACCCCACTATAAAGTGGCGTTGTCGACAGGAGGTATTATATAATAAGATGCGCTTTTTAGCGTTACTAGTCAGGATGTCTTTGAAATCCAGACGAAGTGGGTGCCATCTCTGTGTTTAAGTCAACACTTTGATGTAAGAAATAGACTTGCTACAACTGAAAATATTGCACAAAACAGCCAAATGGCTGATTCTACTATGGTCTGTAACACCATTGATGGTGTTGAGATTAACGCTAACACAGTTGGCACCGGCGTGTCCAACTTTGTTAATGAGGCTTGCAGTGACATGACTTTTAGAGGCGAAACATATCGTCCTCTTCCAGAAATGATCACGGATAACACCTCAGCACAAGATATTAATAGCTTCTTTTCGCGACCTCGCAGGTTGTGGTATGGAGTTTACAATGCCTTTTATAATGATGATAAGCAAATTTTCTCGACTATTGTTGGTTCCTCCTACATGAAGGACTGGCACTATGAGAAGATGAAGGGTGCTTTTGGATTCCGTGCCACTTTTTGTTATAAGGTTGTCTTTACTGCCACCCCTTTTCATGGTGGTATCATGAGATTTGCCTTCGCACCTACTGCTGACAAGCCCATACCTAGAGGTAACAACATACTTGCTGTTTCACAATTGCCAGGGGTGGACATTGATCTTTCAGAGAGTACTTCGGCCACTATCAAGATACCGTGGGTCTCACCCCTCAATTTCTTGCCCGTTCAAGCACCATCAACTCAGGTGGTGGAAGACACCAACTTGGGTGTGGTATATCTATCTAAGATGACTGAAGCCATTGTGGGTGCCGGGGCCGAGGCTCCCACATACACGATCTGGACTTGGCTGGAAGATCTGGAGCTGATTGGGGCCAGGGCCTCACAGGTTACAGTGTTTCCAGAGGCACAAGCGGGTAAGTTTGAAAGACACGGGAAAAGCGCTAGTTCTAAGGAATCGGACGCTATCCCAGGTAATGTCTCAAACATTTTGTCTGCTGGTTCAAAGCTCAGTATGTGGTTGGGTTCTAAGGTACCTTTGATATCCAGTTACGCTGGTCCTGTGTCTTGGGTCCTTAGGGAGTCTGCTAAGGTTGCGGCTTCCTACGGTTGGTCAAAGCCCATTGACTCTAAACCCGCTGCCAAGGTTATCAGAACACTCAATGTGTCTCAATGGAACAGTGATACCCCCTATACGGGGCACAATCTGGGTCTGTTTGCTGACAACGCGGTTTGTGCTTACCCAGGTTTTGCCGGTACAGACTTAGATGAGATGTCATTTGAGTATGTTTTGGGAGTATCTGCCGCTATCAGCGCTCCCACTTATGCCAAAACTGATGGTGTTGGGAAAGTCCTTTATACTTGTTCACTTGCACCTGACTCTATGAAGTTGTCAAGCAACAATGTCAATAACTCCAAATTTGGTCTCAGTTACCTACCAATTTGGGTAGCACCTGTTTGCGGTTTGGCACAATTGTTCCAGCTTTATCGAGGCGGTTTCAAGTTCAGGATAAAGTTGGCTAAAACATGTTATCATACTGGACGTTTGCTTGTTGGTTTTAATCCCACAAACAGGTCAAATGCATATGAGAATTTTGTTCCTGCTGATTCCAGCTCTAATGCCGCCTTTTATGAGCCTATCTCATATAAGTCTGTGATTTGGGACTTGAGGGATGATTCGGTGCTCGATTTTGAGTGCCCATTCATAGCTCCCGTCTCATATCTCCCTACCGGCCAACCATTTGGTGATTTCTTCATACGTGTTCTTGACGAGCTTGAGTGCCCTGACACTGTGTCTGCCACATTACGTTTCGTTGTCGAGGTTAGTTGTTTACCGGATTTCGAATTTGCCATTCCTGTGACACCGAATATGAGTATCTATCCTCTAAACGGCGCCACACCATTGGCTGATGTTGAAGCACAGTCTGGTAAGTTTGAACCAACCAAACCCACGAATACCGTTGATGCTGCAAATTACTGTATCGGAGAGCGCATACGCTCCATCAAGCAACTTCTTTTGAGGGCTTCTCTGTACACAGTGGCTGTTAATGGTAGTACGACACAGGTCTATTCCCAGGTCGAATTCCCAACTATTACCGCCGGTGCAGAGAAGGCCATGGAGAACGAGTCTCGAGACTACTTGAACTGGTTAGGTAGTGCTTACATTTATCGGCGTGGTTCCGTTTGCGTTAGTGCTGTCGCAACAAGTCCAGACACTTTACTTACAGCATATCATGGTCTTGGCACATCTATTGACATGTCACCTGTTGTGACAGAAAATGTGGGTGCCGTCCACGTTAAAATGCCGTATTACTCAGCTGTCTCGCGCTCTGCTACAACAACTACCGTACTACAACCCTACGATGTATATGATTTCGTTACGGTTGCGGTTTCTGGGCCAAGTACCACCAGACCTGTTGCGATTTACAGGTCTGTGGCGGATGATTTCCAATTGGGTGCCTTTGTCGGTTTTCCACCGATAACGGTATCAGATGTGTCTGCCAACACTCGTCTTCTGAAGACATCAATTACTAGCAAGATTTGATTTGTCTTCTGTTAATCGCACTTTACTGCATTGTCTTCTTTCTTTTGTTGATTGTGTTGTTGTCCTTTTAATGATGTGTACATTTATTTGTTTCATGTCATTCTTTATATTTTATATATATTTAAATCCTTTAAAAAGCACTATTGCGGTGTTTTCTGCGCTTGGGTTACGTCTTTTCTTACTGTTGAATCTGATTAGTTTCCTCTGCTATATGTTGACGTGTCTATTTGTTTAGGCAACCTTCACTAGTGTGCATCACGTTAAGCGCTTGTCGCTTAGCCTGGTCGCTTTTTAGTACAAAA